GTGTTGACGGGGATGACACTAAATCAAAACAAATTAATTCAAAGTCATCTTGAACTTCATTTTGTTCTCCAACTTTTTTTAATGACCCAACACCACGAGAAGAAATTCCAAGTGTTACACCTTGTCTTAAATAATTTGCAGCTAAATCTCCTTTAGTAGAACAAACACCTCTTTCATGAAATCCTGGTGAAGTTAATAATTTAATTTTACCCATCAACACAGGTCCTTCCCACCATATATCTGTGATAGCATGAGAAACTCTATCTAAATCAATTAATGATGACTCAGGGTGGTTTAACTCAGATAGAGCGGTTCCCTTTGCAATCATTTTTTTATAATTCTCGGCTTCTCTTTTTAATATTTTTTCAGGATATATTCTACCGTTTCTATTTGGTGTGTTATACTTTTGTAATACAGCGTAAAACTCAAATGGTTTTGAGTGGTCTAACATTTTGTCAGATTCTCTAATAAGGTTTGCGTTTCTGGCTTCAGTTGGGGAAATATATCCCGCATCGTATTCTATTAGAATACCTTTACCCGATTGACCAGGTTTTAGAACTTGCATATTCATTTGTTTTAATAAATAAATATTTAGTTTTTCAACTTTGTAATACAGGTTCTTTTAATTTGTTTGTTTTGCGAAGATGAAACTTAAAATGTTGGTTTTTTGAAAAATTAGATGATATTATATCTTTTGTCATTTTTTTCAAAATATCCTTTAATTTTTTTGATTTGAAATCAATAACAACTTCCTTAAAATATAAATTAATTTCTAGGTTTAAAAATGATTTTTTTCCCTTTACAAGTCCGCTAGCTCTCAAATCCAAATCAACTATAAAATTATCTTCAAAAATGTTTCTGTCTAAAATTTCATAAATTGTGTGTCTGATTGCCCTACTTAAGTTTAGTACTACTCTTGTCCAATTTTCCGAATCTATTATGGGTTCTACCCAAGTTTGAATGTTTAAATATACAGATTTAAAATTTACGGAATCTACTGTGCCGTAAATTACTTTAGCATTTTTAAACCCCACTATCGGTGAAGTTTTTCCCTTTTTCATCAAATTTCCATTTTTCCAAAGTTTATTTTTAAAAAAAATAAGTATATTTGCCTTGCTAGTCAAAAAAAATTGGAAAATTAAATTATTTATATTATATGTTAATTGTAAAATTAGATAAAAATACTAACATTGAGAGAGCTCTTAAACTTTTAAAAAGCAAGGTGATTAAAACAAGACAAACGTCCCAACTTGTAGAAAGAAAAGAGTATGAGAAGAAATCTGTAAAAAGGAGAAAAATGATTAAGAAAGCAAAGTATGTTCAAAAACTAAGAGACAAAGAAAATTAAATATTTTCGTTTAAATTCTTAATTTTGAAGTAAGTAAACTTATCGTACTTTTCTGAAATAACTTTTTCTAAAGTTTCTTCTATTCTTTGCTTTGTTTCTGAGTCACTTGAACTTTCTTTAAGTGACTTTAGCTTTACCGTGACCTCTTCCTTTAAAGTATCAAACTTGGTTTCTAATTCTTTGTCATCTGATTTTAAAAAACTCATAAGTTCTTTTTTCTCAGATTCATTTAGATTATCAACATAATTAGAGATTGTTTTGTTTGCAACATTTACCATTGTACTGATTGGTAAATTAACAACTTCTTTTTTAGGTTGTGATTTTTTCTTAAGAGTTTCCTTAATTAATTTTTTACCTAAAAGTCGTGATTCAATAGTTAGAACATCTGTAGAAAATAAATCATCTATGTGAGAATACTCATTTTTAGATTCTATTCCACTTACCCATTTCTGTAATTTTAAGATTGTTGAATCTTTAATTTTATTTACAGTATTCTCATAAATTGTTATACACTCGTGAATATAATCGTCAACAACGGATTCATTTAGACCCTTGTTTGAATTTAATTCATCGTATAAATAAAAAAGTTTGGATATATTCTTATCCTCCAAAATGTATTTCTTAAAGTTTTTTAATTCTTCTTTAAAAGTTTTATCAGAATACGATTCCAGCATCAACTTTTCAATTTTTGATTTTAATAATCCAAACTTTTTCATCTTTTTTATTTTATAAATATCAATCTCGTAGAAGTTTGCTCAATTGATTCTCCATTTCACCTAAAGAATTTTTTGCTCTAGATAAATCAATGTATGAATCGTCTTCAGTCAAACTATCGTTTTCTAAAAGAATTTTTAAATTATCCCTTTTAAAGTTTTCGGGAATTGGAGGTTCTGCACCTCCTGCAGGTTCAGGTGATGGTGGGGCTCCCCCTCCACCAGGAGGCGCCGGTGGGGCTCCACCTGCGGCAGTCGCTCCTGTTACAGAACCATATAACTTATCTACATTATCAAATATACCCGTATGAGTAATAATAGTTGCGGTATTAGTTAATTCAGCACCAACCGCCTTTTCAATTCTTTGTTGTTGTAAATCAAGTTTAATTTCTTCATCACTAAATCCAAGTACGTGTTTTTTAGCCCAAGAAACTGACACAGGTGCAATACCCTCAATCGCCGTAACTGCGTCTTTATATAAAAGTATTTTTTCCTTCCAAACATCAACTTTCAATAAATCCGCTTGGGTCGATGGATTGGTTAAACCTAAGGTGAAGTTAGATAATTCATCTTCAAACCCCATTAAAAACAGGTGAATAATCGCAATCTTATTTAATTCGGCAATCATACACTTTTGAATTCTGTTTATGGTGCGAGCAAAACGTATGTCTTGTAATGACAAATTTTTACCTTCACCTACAACCTCTTCAAAACCTAAAAACGCTTTAGGTACACGTAATGCAGTCAATAGTTTCTTTTGGATGTATTCAATATCAGCGATTTCAGATAAGTTTTGAGCGCCAGGTAAAGTATCGATTGGAGATGCTTGTGCTGGGTCACGAACAGGAATAAAATAATCTTGGTCAACCGCCATTTGATTAAATCTCATATCAACATTACCTGTCTTTGAGTCAACTACTTGGTCACGTTTAAACTTATTTGCAACACGTTGTACATAAGCTTCAACATCCTTATCATCCATATTACCAACAAACACCTTAAACACTCTTCTTTCAGGGGCTCTTGATGTTCTGTATATCAACATAGCATCTTCGGATAATAACAATTGTTTCCAAATACGACGAGCTTTTTCCAACATAGAGGTACCATAAGGGAGTTTTCTATCGTCACCAAGCAATCTAAAGTGAGCAACTTCCCATGAATTAAATTCCATGTCTTTTGCTTTCCACTTAAATCTTAAACCTCTATTTTCTTTTGGTTCATCAACATTTTGAGTTTTTGCCGGCATTCCCCTTTCCAATCTTTCAATCTCAATATTGGGTAACTGCATACAACCAACAACACCTTTTTCAGGGTCTAACTTTAGATATACAAAGTTATCTCCATACTTACAAGTGTTTCTTGTCCACATTGGTAAGTTGGTATTAAGGTCAAGTGCGTTATTAAATAAATCAGTTAAAATTCCTTTTATTCTTTTTGATTCAGAATAAATTTGCAACATATAACCATTTTGGTCTACAGTTGTTGATTCTTCTCCGTATATGTCTAAAGCTGCAGAAATCTCTGGAGTATATTCCATACTCTCATAGTCATAAAATGAAGCCAAACGAGTTGGTTCATAATATACGGCTTGTGTATACAAATTACTCTCAATCTTCGTCCATTGGTTTGCCAAATAGAAAGTTTGTTGAGCTTGTAAAAGTTCTTTTTCATATTCTTGTTTTGAAGTGGTTTTGAGCAGCTCTTTCTTATCAAATTTATATGTAGGATAATCTTGATTTAACTGAGCGTTAGGTCCAAAAGCCCTTGTTAACCTCTGCCAAACTGTATACTGATTGTTGTTATTTTCCATTTTAAAAATTTAGAACTTACTATGGATAATTAAATAGTTTAGATTCTTATAAATATTATCTACCACCAAATAACCACGCATATTTCATATAATCGTCTTTACTAATATTATTACCATTAAATTGATTTGGTCTATCTGTTGAAACCGGTATGACCGGATTAAATGCAATTTGAGCACCAACATTTTCATTATTACTAACAGACCAAGATTCAATCATAGCCTTTGTTTGTTCTGTTACTTTTGTAAGTTGTGAAAATGATGATTCCGCAACATAACAAGCCATGGCGATAGACATAATTAAGTCATCATGGTGTCCTTTTTGGTGGTCAGGTCTTCCGTTAATGTAAATGAAAGTGTTCATCTCATTGAATAATCTATTACTATAGATTCTAAATTTGTGTCTCATGGCCTCCTCAAACGAGGCAATGATTTGAACTCTCTTGTTATTAAAATTAATTCCTGGTATCTTTTCCGCGGCTTTTGGGTCCCATTTCCATTTGTTAGCTACGTCAACACCGTCAACATACAGGTTTTTATACCCCATCTCTTGTAATTTTCTTGATGTTGACACACCCATACCACCAGTTATATCAATCACAATAAAACATGAGTACATACTTGCCCATTTGTAGCAAATATCAGCCATCGTATCAGGTGGTAACTTACCAACAAATTCCGCAACCTGTTCCCTCTCGTCAAAATCAATTATCTGAAATGAACTGAAATCCTCACTGTCACCCCTACTTACGTCAACCCCCATAACATACTTATGACCCTCAACAGGTTCTTTCCATATCCATAGAGCATTACCCATCATTTTATTTTGAGGTGGCCTAATCATGTTTTCCCTAATATCTTGTAGTAAATTAGAATCAAACACATTATCACCAGAGCCTAAAAAATTACATTCTAACTCCTGAGAAACCTTTCGTTTATCATACTTTAATTTTTTAACCATACCTTCAAACCAATCTGAACATGGTTTATAACCACCATCCATTATTGATTTTAATTCCTCATAGTCTCTAGTTTCAAATGGTATATTAGTCCAACTAATAATATCTTCTTTAGAATATTCTTCCTTGTTAAGTAAGTAATGAATAATGTCTTTTGTTTTAACCAGATATAAATCTTTAGTATATCTAGGGTCTCTAAACCAATACATTTCAGAAATCTTAAAGTCATTCATATTCCTATTAGCTTGGTCATAAATTTCATAGTATATTGGGTCAAATCCGTTTGGGGTTGATACTACAATTACTTTACCTCCCGTAGACAAGGAGGCCATACAAGCGGCCCAAAAATCACTATCAGCCTCGATAAACGCTGCCTCGTCAAAAATTAATATTGTTGGTGTAAAACCACGAAGTGCGTCTTTTGATGTTGCAACTGCCTTAACTTCACACCCATTATTTAGTTTATAATGTTTTTGTGAGTTTTTATCCGCAGAAAAATCAATACCAACCCAAGAAGGCCACTGTCCAACAAAAGCCCTAATTTTATTAGCCATTTCAAGAGAAGTATCAAGTTTGTTGGCAATAATTAGAATTTTTTCAGGTTTGTTTTTTTTAGCAAATGCCAATCTTTTTGAAACCCAAGCTGCCGTTACTGTCGATACACCTGCTTGTCTGTATTTTAACGCAATGTTTTCATTATAATTTTCGTAGTCGTCAAGCAAACTAATTTGGTCAGGGAATAGTTCTAATGGAACATACTTTGACACTGTATTGTCATAGGTTTGTAAATATGTCTTAAGAGCATAAGGAGTGTCCTTCATGCACCTAACATATTCTATCATTACTTGTTCTTTTGTCATATTCCTATAAATATCAAACCCCCGATAAACGGGGGTTTTTATTTTTAAAGACCTAAATCTGCTAGATTTATGTCATCCAAATCATCATCATCCCATTTACTTGCTTCATCCTCATATTCTTGTTTTTTTAAATCTGAAACAATTTCATCAACCATCCTTTGAACCGCTTTATTTGCCGATGGGTCTCCGTTCAAAACACTTTTTGCAAATTTGAAAAAATCTTCAGCTGGTAGTTTTGAAAATCTCATAAAGAGGTAGTGTTGTATGTGTCTCTTATCTTCGTCAAATAACTCTAATGGGTATGACGCTTGGAATTTTTCCCAGAATATTGGTCCCAATCTCATATCCCAAATCTCAGCAGGAAGAGTGTCTTCGGCACCCATAATCATTTCAGCTTGTTTTGGGTCATCAGGTAATCCGTGTGTTCCGAATATATCATAAACACCTTTAATAAGTTCATGTACTAATAATGGAAATGTTGCGGCTCTTGCCTTAACTGTTGGTGGGTCTGTTTCGATATCTACTTCAGATTGACCAATTTGACCTTCACCTGATGCTGCCATACCCTCCATGTCCGGCATAACCCAATATAAGTGGTCCATAAGTGATTGGTTTACCCCATATAAATTAGCAAGTTCAGGGTCTAATCTATCAAGTTCATCTCTAACTAATTCAAACATGTAATGCCCTTTTTTAGACGCCCCCTGTATTAAAGAATTAATGAATCTTCTTTTAGCTTTTTCTAAATTAAATTTTTCAAATTCGTCTACAAAATCTTCAAGCTCATCTTGGTGTTTAATGCTTGTTTAACATCTTGTTGTTTTGGTTCTTGAGGTTGTTGTCTCATTCCTTCAGCTGATGACATTGGTCCCATAACTAGTTTTGCATCAAACTGCATTGCTCCTTCAGGAATTGACATTTCTTTTTTTACCAAATCAACCGCTAATCTTTCCAAGTATTCTTTATGTTGGAACTGTATTCTACCAACTTGTTGTAATGACTGCATAGCCATACCCATAAGTTGCATTAATGGGTTTCTCCCCTGAAGCGGAGCGGTTGTACCTAAATATCTTCTAACATTATCAACAGAATCTTTAAATCTTTTTGAGGAAACTAACTCAACGAAATCTCTGTCACCAATAGGCATTGCCGGATGTTTTGAGAATGGGGTTTCTTTACCTGTAATTTTTCTTTCGATATTTGGGTCCATTCTTTCAGGACCTTCATAATCTATTGGAGCTTCATTTAAGACTCTTTTAATAGTTTTTAACAAATCATTTTCTTTTCTTGTTAAACCCTCAGTCATCAACTTCCTCTCTAAAGTTGATTTTTTCTTCAAGATTTTTTCCATTTTAATGTTATGACTCATAATTATTTTAAATTAATTCCTATTGAATCAAAGCTCATCCAATCAGGTAGTTTACCCGCCTTTGGAGCTGGTTTATGTTTTGGTTGATACGGGGTATCTTTTTTTGGTTTTGATGGGGTATCAACATCAGGTTTAACCGGTGTTTCAACCTCCTTTTCTTTCGCCTTTGGTGCTGGTTTATGTTTTGGCTGATACGGGGTATCTTTTTTTGGTTTTGATGGAGTATCAACATCAGGTTTAACCGGTGTCTCAACCTCTTTTTCAGATTCTATAATCGTTTTAATAAAATCTTTTTTGCTCATTTTTGGTGGTATATTTTTCTGAATCATGTTCATAATACTTTCTTCTAATTTTTGTTCAAATGTAGGTCTAAAACTATTTCCCACACCCTTACTAACCGCGGCGGTATTTACACTTGCTAATTTATTAAAATAATCTTTAAATGAAAAATCTTCGTTAGTTTCTTCTTTCTTTTCAGGTAATTTTTTAAAATCTTTGGTTGATTTAGCAAATTCTTTTGCCATTTTACACCATTTTTTTTGTTCTTTAGTTTTACCATCACCGCACTTAGCAAAAAACAATTTTTGTTGTGATTTAGATTCAAACTTTTCCTGTAAATCATCACTCATTGCTAAACCTAAATCAGGGTCTTTTTCACTAACCGCTAATGCAATATCATCATTTTCTAAATCATCACTTTCATTTGTAGTAGTAACAATCGCTTTACCATTTTGATTTTTAACCACATAATTACCAACCGCCATTTCTTTACCAGGGTCAATTTGATATTCTTTGGTTGTTTTTTGAATTTCTTTAACACCTGGTGGAGTTTGCTCTTTAGTTTCTATTTTAGATTCTTCCAATCTTTGATATAGAGCATTTATCTGATTTTCAGTTAATTCAGATAAAGTAGAACTGTTTAGTCCCGCGTTAATTAAAGATAATATTTTATTATTAGGTTTCATAAACTACTTTTTTTTCAAACTCCAAAACTATATCTCTTTCATAGAGTTTATTTTTAACATCTTCTTCTTTCTCACCAAAACGAAATACTAATCTTTTCTTCAAATCAAAATTAATATTTTCGTTTTCATCCTCCCAAGATAAAGCAATTATATCATCAATTGCATCTATCATTGAAAAAAAATCGGAGTTCTGTATAACCGACATTTTAATTTCATCGTTTTTTAGAACTCCTACTCTTTTTATATTTTCAATGTTTGGAGGTAATGGGTAACCGTTTGAAGGTTTTGATTCCCAGTTTTCTCCCCAAACATTTTCCAAACTATCTGAGAATATAAATTCGTATATATTATCTCCTTTATAGTTTGGACCTAATTCATTAACAAATATCAAAAAACTCATAGAATACGACCCTTAGGACTAACTCTAACTTTAGTATCATTTATCTCAAAAACCAAATTTTTGTTATTGTCTTTTCCTACTAGTTTCGCTTCTTTGTATTTTTTAATTAATTTTCTTGAAATAACCTCTTGTTCAACATTTTCACTGATTACACCGAGTTTCCAAACTAATTCTTCTCTACTTTTTCTTTTTTGTTCGGTTAAAACTTTTTCAGTATTTTCAATATTAAAATATTTTGTTAAGATTTTATCAACTTTTGACTCCGTGAATAAACCTTCAATCATCTCTTCCACTTTGGCGGCCTCATAATCTGACATACCACGGTTTTTAAGTTGTTTAGGTTTAGTTCTTTTTGGGGTTTCAAAATCACCATAGTCTAGTACTTCATCAAACATTTCAGCCATTTCTCCCCCTGTCTCAGGTTGAGGTGCTTCAGGTGATTCTGGTTCGATTTCTTCTCCACCCATTTCTCCTTCACTACCCATTCCTTCTTCCTCACCTTCAAATTTCATCATAATTTCATCTCTGTCCTCTTCTTCCAAATTATTTAAATCAAATGCTGATAAAACTGAATTTATAACATATTTTATATCTTTTGAGGACATTGGATTTTCTTCATCTTGAGATAACGTTCTAATTTTTTGAGCTAGTTTTCCTGTAAGTTTTTGTATCGTTTTAAAAGTCGCCGGTTCTTCATCACCCATTCCTCCTTCTTCACCTGAATCTGATGGTCCTTCTTCACCTGAATCTGCTGGTCCTTCGTCATCCATTTCTGCCGGAGCCGGTCCTTCGTCATCCATTCCTGTAGGAGCGGGTGCAGGTGCTGGGGCTGGTGCCGCCGCAGGTGGTGCTTGTTCTTCCATAGCGGTTTTAAGATAATATTTCATACCACTCTCATCTTCTTCGTTAAATAACGATAAATTTTTATCATTACCTGTTGATTCGTTAATTTCTTTAACAATCAAGTTAAGCCTTTTAAGAGCTTGGGAATATGAGTTATAATATTTTCTACTTTTCATGGGTTCTATATAGTCAGACGAAGATTCTGAAATGCCTTTTTTAATAACATATCCATTTTTTTCTTTATCAATTCTATATGTGTATCCATCTGATAATACTTTTGAGTATTCAACAGATGTATCCTCATTAATCGGCTTAGGTATGTATTCTTTGTATCTTGATATCTCAATCATACGATTGATTTTATCCATACCTTGAAGTTTCTCACTTCCTATTGGTTTTAGTTTTCCCATTTTATTTTTTTTGTGAAAATTATTTTTATATAAATATATCAGTATTAAGAAAATTCCATTTACATCTTACTTCCATATTGTTCGTAAAACGATTTGAGGATGCCAAAATTCATGTGACTTCCTCCTTTATTAAAACATACTACTTTGCTACCGTACTTGTCTTTGTTTTCGCAGTACCACTCCAATCTTTTTCTTGTTTGACCATAAAACCCAGATGTCCCCCAATTTTTAGGGTCGCAATATAAAATAGTGTTACTTCCAAAAGGTAATCCTGTTTCATATGTTGATGGGTCAATTAACCCAACTAAACTAAGTGAACTGTCATCGGCATGTGACCAAGCCTCTCTTCCACCTTGTGAAAAACCCGCTAATGAAGAAACTTCTCCACCGAATTTTTCCTTTACATACGCTCTTACGTTAGCCAAACTATTCATATGATGAGTAACAACTATAATAATATTGTTAGCGTAAGGGGTCATTACATTTATATATTTTTTTATTGCTTCAGGTTTTGCACTATTTTTTGAGTATCCTGATGTATGTGAACCACCAAATAGAACATGCACTCTATTACCTGTATAACCCTCTGGTTTAATTATTGCATATTCATTATCAGATGTTGATGAAACTTTATTTGTTGGTTTTTCCGAACTAGTGACGGTTTCAGCTGGTTTTGTGGTAGTATCTGTAGAAATGGTTGCGGTTTTTGTTTTTTGTATTTTATCCAAAACTGACGGGTCTTCAGTTACTTTTTTTGATATTAAAATTATTAACTTATTAATTTCTTCTTTTGTAATTACACCAGTTTCAGTCAATCCATTCGCCTTTTGGAAATCCTTTACCGCTTGTTCAGTTTCGTTACCGAATTTACCATCGATACCCCATTTTGGTAACGAAAACCCTAAAATTTGAAGTATTATTTGAATTGTTTCAACATTTGGGTTAAATTCTAGAGTTTGTCCTGATGGTTTTAAATTATTTAGTGTTTGATTTAAATTTTTTAATTCTATTAATTTGTCGGCAAAATCTTTTTCTCCGACAGATTCTGATGGTTTTTCGGCGGTAGAGGTTGAATTAGATGGTGATGTTGATTCACTACCTGTAAATATTTTATCTGAATTTACTAGTAATTCTTTTATGTGTCGTCCTTTTGGTAACCCTATATGAACATGGGTTCCATTATGCATCTCTGTACAAGATTCATCTTTGCACCATTCGGTAACTTCCCCAACGTAATCACCCAATTTAACACTATCACCCACAGAAAGTTTTACATTTTTCAAGTGGGTGTAGAAAATATCAGGAAAATTACCTTCACCTTTGACAGTAACTTGAGTTCCAAAAACTTTACCAGACCTTTTATTTGTATTTCTTATTTTAATAACTTTTCCTTCAGTATAGGCATTTACTACACTTCCTGGAGGTGCAAATACGTCCCAAGCATTGTCTGACTGCCAATTACCAAATGCTCTTTTACCGTGATTTGACGGACCATTTTCAATATCCGTTTTAAAAGGACCGCCAATACTTGTTTCACCTTCTTTTAATGTATATGTCTTGTCTACTAATTTATTTTCAAAATCATGTAGCTTTTCAATATAACCATTTCTTCTTTTGTAATTACACCAGTTTCAGTCAATCCATTCGCCTTTTGGAAATCCTTTACCG